CTGGCGCTGGTTTAGGACAAGCCGCTGAAGAAGGCATAGAAAGCCTACTAGGGATACAAAGGCAGAGTCTTGGAGAAATAGGCGGTGACGTACTAAAAGAAGCTGCTCTTGCGGGTACTTTAGATTTTGCGGGTAATGCTATTTTCAAACTTGGAAAAGCTGCGATAGGTGCTGCTGGAAAAGGCGTGAACGCAGGCGCTCGTGCTATGGGACAAGTTGAACGCCCTATAGGTGAAGAAGGTGCAAATCTTGCGTTAAAGATTTTGGACGCAGATGTTCCGGGGCAACCTAGTTACGCTGCTGCTGGACTTCCTGCTGGAGTATCGAAGTTTTCTCAAGTGGCTGGAGCTATCGGTGGCAACGAACAAAAAAGAGCTATGGCGAATATTAGGTTTGCTTTAAACGAGCGTGACAAATTGCTTGGTGAGGCTGGAGTTTCTACTGTTGATGACTTGGCTAGGGTGATAAAAGACTCAGTTCCGCGAAAAGCAAAACAGCTTGAAACTGGCCTAAAGTCTGCACAAGACGCTCACATGAAAGCTATTGATGACACTATCTCTATGCTCACCAAAACAACCAAAACTGGTGGAGAGATAGACGATTTTGTTCTTGAATCTCTTGTGAAGAATTACGAAGAGTTTATGAAGCAAAGCAAGCAACAGTTTAAGTTGGTTGACGATACCTTATCTGAGGTGAGAGGTACTGTAACCCTTAATGGCGTTACGAAAGAAGTTGTCGGCGGCGAATTGCCTGTTTTTGACATAAAGGCGATGCAGACCAGATTCGGAGACATTATAGAAAGTCAATATGCTGGTGCGAACAAAGTTGCTCCTGATGAGTTTTTAGAAATAGGCCGCCAAATAGACCAACTAAACGCTGTAGGCGCAAAAGAAGGCTTTACCTCTTTCAACGGTTTAAAAGAGCTTCGCAAGAACATTAACGACACATTGATGGACCCAGCTTTAGGGATAAAAGACACTACGCCTCGCCGCCTTTTAAATAGCCTGAAAAGCGACATTGATCGCATGATGGACCCTAGTAACTATAAGTCTGGAGGACTTAAACTTACAGGTGTGGGTGGAGCGCAAAACGCTAAAACAGTTAAGAAAGCAATGGGTCAATTGCTGGATGCTCGCGCTTCTTACCGAGGTGAGATTAAGTTATTTAACGACTTGGAGACTTTGGGAATTATTAGAAATCTAGGGGATTCTGGGGAAAATGTAAAATTAACTGCGGGTCGTTTATTCGACAGGATTACAGACAGTCCTAAAAGAATAGCCGCAGTCTTAAACTCTGCTGGTAGTTCTATATCGCAAATTAGTCGTGATGAGCTACGTCAGACATTGGCTAAAAGCTATCTTGATGACGCATTGCTGGTGGCGAACAAGGACTTTGGTGATCCATTATCCTTCAATGGCGTGCAGTTTAACAACAAGATTAAGAAGCTAGGTAAGTCTGGTAAGTTGCTTTTTGGAGATCAGTGGGACGAAGTTCAGGGTCTGTCTAAAGCTCTGTCTTTTAATGGCGTCAAGAAAATTGATGATCAAATAATGCAAAGAATTGTAGCTCAGAATCCTAGTGATGACATCGTTACGACTTTGCGTAGCGTTCGGGATGCTCAAGTTGGTTTAGAAAAAGCATTGTCCTCTAAGGCACTAAAGAATTTGGCTAATGGAACTATAGACGAAGACGAAGCAGTAACTCTCCTTTTAGACAAAAATACTTCTGCTTCACAAATGGACAGAGTTATGAGGTTTTTTGACGGGAATGACGCAGCTAAAGAAACAATAAAACGAACAATTATAAGTGATATTCTTGGTTCAGTAGACGAGGATATATTTGTTAATCAAGCCGCAGCGTCTTCTTTGCGAAAAGCGTTGCAAGCCTACAAGCCAGATATGTTAAACAAAGTTTTAGGAAAACAACAGGTTGCGGATATTAAAGAACTTTCTGACATGCTTGAACTTCTTAGCGACACTGGGAAAACTGGCGCAGGCTCTCTTGCGGCAGACGCTATCCGCACAGGAATGGTCACGAACCCAGCTAAGAACTTTAAGAAAGGAATTAGGTTTAAGGCGTTAAACTATGTACTCAACAATCCACAAACCATAAGAGCAGCAATAGAGTTAAAGGCTGGTCGGACAAGTCCACAAGCAACTGCGCAGAGCTTATCACAAGTTTTAAATGAATCTTTTGCTCAAGTTACAGGTTCAGGCGTACCATTAACACAAAGAGCCAGTGGATTAGGTCAAGGTATAGTTTCTGGATTGCAGGCGGCTAATCGCGGCAAGACTGCAATTCGTCAAGGTGGCGCAAGGGCGTTGTTAGCAGACCAAGAGGCTCGCGGAACTCGCCCTCCACAGCAAATGATGGAAATCCCTAAAGTAATTCAACCAACAGCTACTGACATTCAAATACAAAGAACTGTTGATCCAGAAATTGCTAGGCAACGCAATAATTTACGCGAACGCGCAAAAACAAATCCATACATTGCCGCCTCACTGTTAGGTGGGTTGGGCAACGCAGGACTTCTCTAGTCTTCTAGGACAGATGACAGACCCCCAATGCCAACGGCAGCGGGTGTAGAGACAGGAGCCGTGGCTCTTGGCTGGCTATTGACACGAGATTGAATCTTCTCGTATGTTTCATCAATCATGCGTGCAAGCTGACGACCTATAGCACGATCCTCTTGATCGGATATAAATATTAGCTTTTCATACGCTTCAATCGAAACGCCTACGGATTTGTATTTTCCGGGGTTTGGCATGGAGTTTCCTTTCCCATAAATGACCTTTTCTCCTGTATATAATCCCAAACGGCGTGGGTCAAGACCCAAATACGGAAACACGAAAGTTACCATTCAAGGTATCAAGTTTGATTCTAAGTGGGAAGGCGAACGCTATCTATATATAAAGTCGCTCGAACGCGCTGGGGTAGTCAAAGACCTTGAGCTACAGGTCAGGTTCAACCTACTGGTAAACGATCATAAGATATGCGCCTACATTGCTGACTTCCGCTACAAGCGCGAAGACAAGGACGGTGTGTGGCATGAGATTGTCGAAGACGCCAAGGGCGTAGAAACCCCTGAGTTTAAGCTGAAGAAGAAGCTGATGAAGGCTTGTCTAGGCATAGAGATATTTCTTTCCAAAAAAAGTTCTTGACAGTTACCCACACCATATGGTTATAGTTGGGACTCTAGTAACAAGCGGAAAGGAATCGACATGAATAGTCGTGAATTGTTCGAGCGTCGAAACGAACTCAAAGAGAAAATCTCTGGTCTTCGTGATGAACTAAAAGACGTAGAAGATCAGCTATCAGATACATACTTGCCTATGGCAAGGGATATGCTGAGAGCAAATAACAAAGACTTCGGCTCTGTAAAACTTACTGATGGCAATCGTAGGCTTAAAGCTAACGTAGCCAAGAAGGTTGTGTGGGATCAAGATATGTTGCGTGACGCGTTGGGCGAAATGTCCAACGAAGACGCACGACATTACGGAAAGCTGACTTTCGCTGTCGAAGAGCGCAAGTTCACAGCGGCTCCACCCACAATTCAACGCGTTCTTGAAGAATGCCGTACTACGGACGTAGGACGTTTCACCATTGAAATCGAGGAAGACTAATGGCTTTACAAATTATTACAGCAGATCAGCGTATGGCTGAGAAAAAAGGTCACAAGATCGTAGTTTGTGGCGCAAGCGGTGTGGGTAAAACCACACTTGCTCGCACCCTAAATCCAGCCTCGACATTGTTCATGGACTTGGAAGCAGGAGATGCGGCTATCGAAGGGCATCCTATTGATGTCATTCGCCCTAGAACATGGGCAGAGTGTCGTGATCTTGCTTGCTTCTTAGGTGGGGCAAACCCATCTTTAGCAGAGGATCAACCCTACAGTCAGTCGCATTACGATTATGTGTCTCAAGTTTATGGGGATGGCTCAGACGTATGGCAGAAGTACGATACGCTGTTCGTAGACTCTATCACCGTGGCAGGACGTTTGTGCTTTCAGTGGTGCTTACAACAGCCAGAAGTGCGGTCTGACCGATCTGGTAAGATGGATACTCGTGCAGCGTATGGGTTGCATGGTCGTGAGATGATGTCATGGCTAACCCACATTCAGCACATCCGTTCTAAGAACGTAATCTTCGTTGGAATTCTTGACGAAATTACTGACGAGTACGGACGCAAGCAATACTCCCTTCAGATTGAGGGAAGTAAAACTGGCCGTGAATTGCCCGGAATTGTTGACGAGGTAATCACAATGTCAGTGTTAACAGGGGATCACGGTCAGTATCGTGCCT